GGCGGGAAGGCGCAACAGGACGAGGCCAGAGACGCCAGAGCCAGAGAAGCCAAAGGGGTTTGTTTCGCCTTTCGGCAAGCCAACGAATGCGCCCTGGAATGATCCTGAAAAAATGCGTAACGGAATGATGGCGGGACTGCGGCAACACTAACTACCCTTCTTGGATTTTCGTTTCATTAATACTCGCTGGCAATCATCAATGACCCTCATTAGCGAAATTGCGATTGAGGCAAATTCGCTTTTGGCGTATTCCTCTTGTTCGGTTGCATGATGAACTTGGTTGCTTGTAAATTGATCCACTTCCTTCTTACAACGAGCGTTCAATTTGTTCTTTAGAGCGTCAACTTGGTCAAACGACAACTTGGCAATCGGGTGATGCGCAAAGTTTCGGCGAATCTCGTTTAGTTTCTGTAATGCCTCGTAGGTGCTGGCGTCTATAAGGCGAAGCGCCCGAACCAAAACCACTTTCCAAAAAAATGATTGAAAGGGAGGGTTGCTAATGTCCATCAACAGCGCAAGTTGCCCGTCAGTGTCCTTTGATGGGTGCGACAATTTCAAGATAAGAAGATCGTGCAACATCCCGTCGAGATGCCCCTGGGCGGCAAGAATACAGCCACGCACAGATTCTTGAAATAGAATCTCTTGGATTTGCTTTGGGGGTACACGCCGATGCGATTTAAGTTTTGCTTTACTCATGATTCATCCCTTGGCGCTATCAGGATCGGCAATCGTTCGCATCGCTTGCTCGATCTTGTCCCATCGGGATAAGAAATCAGGGGAATTTACCCGTGTGTAGTCGAGGATTCCACGGTAGCCGCCCTTGGAGGCGTACTCTTTGATCTTGTCTCTGATTTCATGGCCGTGTGCCACGAAGTACGAGGGCGGCGTATTTTCGTCGTTTAGGCACACCATTACATATACGATTCCATCGAACACCTTGGATTTCAGCATCGGCCAGCCGACATTTTTGCGCTTCGCAAGCGCTTTTACTTGCACGCTTACGGCCCGCAGTCCGTCTTTCTCAGCGAACAAGTCGATTGCTTTGGCGTTGCCCATTGTGAGAGCTACAGTGTAGCCTCGCTTGAACAATTCGGCGGCAACAAAGAATTCCCCTGCAAGATGCGAGTTGATCGACTGAGGCTTTGACTTTGCAATATCGGCCATGACATTCCCGCTATTCGTAAGGCCATGAACGGAAACGAAAAACCCCTCGCATTCTATCGAGGGGTCGGACGGCGGCAACAGCAATCCTTATTTCAATGCCTTCACGATAGTTTCAACTTGTTCCGTACCGTATTCGCTGATTAGCGCCTTCACCTTTTGCACGGCTGCCATGCTCACCATGTCGGAGGCAGGCTTTCCGTTGCTCTTGGCTTTCTTGGCTTTCTTTGGCCCGTCAGTGTTGCCGTCAAGTGTGCGTTTCACCTGATAGACAAGCCCCTCGTTTGTTTCGACGCCCTTTGCCTTGACGTGTTCAACGATTTCTTTCGCCGTTGCGTTGGGATGCGATTTCAAGGCTTCCCGAATCAATTCGCTCTTGCTCGGTTCGGCTTTCTCTTCTTTTTGCTTTGCCATTGCTTTACCCCTCTTGAGTAGTGAATAGAACCTGCCCTACAGTGTAGCACGGCTGTTATGCTTGACAAGGGGCTATACCCCGCACATTCCCTCGCATTCGCCCATACACTTGTCGGCGCAGAATCGCTTGCGTGCCTCGGCTTCAAGATCGACGGTTTCAAGTGGTATGCACTTCTTATGCAGGTACATCTTGCGTTCCATGCCTCTGTTGGCAACAGCATCGCCACGCAAGGCATTGTCGATTTCGACGGCTCTTGCCCATCCATCGGGATCGGTTTGTTTCAGGTGCAGCCAGCTTGACGCCGAACGATAGGGACAAAACACGCAAGCCGATTTCGGCACTTCATGCGGTACTTTGTCTTTCAACCACGCAACGCAATCCTGCCGTGTCCATCCCATTTCTAGGAACGGATAGACCGCAACCGCCCAGCGATGGTTTTCAAAGCGTTTCTTGGCTTTTTCCGCCCGTTCCCTTTCGTCAACAGTGATGCCGAAATACTGATGCACCTTGACGCCTTGCGGCATCCATTGGCGGGGCTTGAGGCCGACAAGTTCCCGACGAATCGCTCGTTCAATCACTTCGATCTTGTATTCTTTGGTGCATTGACGGCGCAGCAATCCCATCTTGAAATCTGGCGTGCGAGCGGCATGATCCTCGGCAGCGTAGCACGGGATGGAAACGAACCGTCCGCCCGTGGTGTTGCGGCCATGTAGCAAATCGTTGCCCAGCTTGCCTACGGTACGAATCCAAATGGGCGGACTGCCAAGCGTGCAGAGCCAAGCAAGATGATCGTACACGGCTTTCGGCTCTTCCTGTGTATCGGCGAAGATTGCCACGTCGAAACGATACTTGAAATCTGGCTGACGGGATAAGAGATAAAGAGCGGTCGATTGAACGCCTGCACCGAGGTTAAGGACATGGTGAATCATGTCCTATCTAGGCAGGCTGCCTTTCAGAACAGGTGAGTATTTCAGGGGCTTCATTACCCCAAACAGTCCAGCCGTCGATAGCACGTCGGCTAAAGCAATCAAGCCTCGGCCCAGGCGACATCTCCCGCACAAGATCGTAAAAGGCATCAGGCTTGCGGCTATGCGTGCCTCGAAGCGGATTCGTCACCAGCCAATTCAACTTGCCCATGCGAAGGAAAGGCAGGTGCGGCTTGCCATAGAAGCCAAGTAGACAATACTCCGCGCCAAAGATGTAGCCTCTGCACGGTGCGATACCCGATTTCTTTACCAGAGCCATCGTCAAATGGTATCGGCAGCCCCACGCCTTCAACACGTCATAGGCATCGGGCATGAAGCGATTGGTAGCCCAGAGATAGACATGCCCGCCTCGTTCTGCAAGATCGGCAACGGGGAACGCCTTGATTTGCTCGACCGACAGGGTTTGGTACGGCAGTTTGTCGGCCCGTTGATTTCTGGCTTTCTTCATTCGACCCGTCATCGAGATGGGCCAGGGCGGGTCAATGGTCAGACATCGAAAACGCTGATTCGGTAGGTTGTGGTAAATCTGCATCAGTTAGATATGCAGCCCACTATATTACCGCATGAAGATTTCAAACAACCTCCTACGCTTGGCATCAGGACTGTATAGCCAAACTGAATTGCAGCGAATCATCGGCATCCGTCCATACTCTTGGCGGGTGCATCGGAAAAACGGGCTGATTCCGAAAGCCTCAACACGTTCCGCCTTTGGCATTGCGTTGTACTACACCGAGGCCGAAGCCAGAGCCATCAAGCGGCATTTCCACAAGACGCCGACCGTTGCCTCGGCGTTGGGATTGATTTCAATGCACAAGGCCGCAGCGATTGTCGGCATACCCTACAACCGTTTGTCAAATGACCACAACTTGCCGAGGCCATCGCATCGGCATGGACAGCGGAATTACTACAAGGCCGACGATTTGAAAGCCCTCCGAAAAGCCTGGAAGGAACTTCCGTTGGAACGGGTACGGAATCCGCGTTGGGCGGAATGCAAGCGTAGCGGGTTTATGAGCGGGGCCGACGCTGCCAGAGCGTTGGGTATGCCACTAATCACCTTTTCGGTTTGGCTTGCGAAAGGCAAGTTCCCGAAACCAACCCGCAGGGCGGCAGGACTGCGCCAACCCCTTTACAACGCGATGGATGTTGAGCGAATGCGGAAGCTGCTGAAGGTACACGGCTACAAACCGAGGCGATGAAGCAATACATAAAGGCATGAATCTCTGGCAACGATTGAAAAACTGGCTGACAGGCGCTAACCGCAAGCAATGGCCCTACTGGCGTTCAATGTCGGGCGGATCAACTGGCAGCGATTCCTACGGACGCAAACAGCCCACAGTAAACGACCTCGTTTCAGCCTTCAACGACCACGTCTATTCCTGCACGATGTTGATTGCGGATCGGCTCGGCGATGCCCCGATCCGCCTGTACGTCAAGACGGAACAAGGACAACTACGCCCCAAGTGCGAAACCCGTCCTGTCCACTACAAGCGGCTGCCTCTTGTCCAGAAAAGGCTAGGACGTGCAACCCGTGTTGAAGAAGTAGTATCCCATCCTGCCCTTGATTTGCTCAACCATAGCAACACGTTCCATAATTGGCTTGAACTGGTGCAGTTGACGCAATTGTACATGGACGTTACGGGCAATACGTTTTGGAACGTCATCAGGGACGGCTACGGCGTGCCAAGTGAAATCTACCTGTTGCCGACGCAAACCATCGAGCCAGTCAGAGACGAGCAAACGGGGTATATCGTTGGCTGGAAACAGGACAGGCTGACGCAACCAGAGAAGGTCTACGGCTTGGATGAAATCATCCATTTCAAGACGCCCAGCCTCGCCGATCCTTATGGGCTTGGCATGTCGCCAGTGATGGCCGCATGGTCAAGATTGCAAGTCGGCTTCAAAGAGATGGGCTATTTGGATGCCGTGTTGACCAATCAAGGCCGACCCGATGCCGTGCTTAGTCCAGAGGAACAGATTTCGCCGTTTGAATCCGAGCGGCTCGCCAAGGATTTCTTTCAGAAGTTCTCGGGCCGATTCAGCGGCGGCATCATGGTTGCCGATGGCCCCATGAAGCTGCAACCCCTCGGCTGGCCCCCACGGGATTTGGCAGAATTTCAGCTTTACCAGTCCATCAAATACGCCGTCAGCAACAGCTTTGGCATTCCCCCTGACGTTTGGGAACTGGGCCAGAGTAACCGTAGCTCTGCCGAGGCAGTCCTCTATGCGCTGGCTGTTCACTCCATCAAGCCAAGGTTGGCAAGGATTGTCGAAAAGCTGAATGAGAGATTGATACCGATGTTCGATAACTCAGGGCGTTTGTTTTTCGAGGCGGACAGTCCAATCCCAGAGGATAAGCAGTTTGAATTGCAGGAAGCGCAAATGCTGTTGACCACTGGCACTATTCTAAGGGGCGAGGCGAGGACTAAATACGGTTACGATGACGCTGAATGGGCTAATGTTCCGATCATCCCGCCAGGAGCGATTGCGGACAAATCGAATCTGACGCCGACAATCGCCAGCCTGCAAACGCAAGTAGCGGCAGGCACAATCGACAGGGATGCAGCGATGGCGAACGTGCAACTAACGATGAACTTTGACAAGGGGCAGGCCGAGGCACTTTTCCCAAAGGTGATGAATGCAGTACCAAACGAAAGTCATGACGGCTCGCAGCCAATGGCATGACAAGCTGATAGCCGAGGGGATCAGGATCGGCCTTATCAGAGCGGAAGAGGCTGCCGACGCTGAAACGATACTCGGCAGATACAAGGAATCCCTGATTGAAAGAGCAAGACGGGAACTTGACGCCATCATCGCGCGAAAAGAGGACCATGAAGAAACTGATTGAAGGCCCGCTAGGCTTCAAATGCACCGAGGAACAGGCTCGTAGGCTTGACGAGGTGTTGAAGAGCCTGCCGAAAGAACCCGCCTACGGCTATCGCAAGAAAGCCGTAACAGCCGAGGCACAATTTGAACCTGGGGAACGCGCCAGCATCGACGTAATCACCACGGACAGCGTTGACAAGGATCGGGAAGTAGTTTTGCCCGATGGCATCGACCTCGAAAGCTATCGTCGCAATCCCATCGTCCTCTATCAACACCTCGACCATCAACCCATCGGCAAAAGCCTCTGGATCAAGCCGACAGGCAACGGCTTGAAGAGCAAGACACTGTACGCTTCGAGGCCCGCCGACTTTGTAGGCGACTTCCTGCCCGATCTTGCGTTCGCCCTGGTGCAGCAACAGATATTGAAGGGCCGATCCATCGGCTTTCTTACGTTGATGATCGACCAGCCGACGCCAGAGCAATTGCAGGCTCGGCCCGACTGGAAAGACGCGCAAATCATCATCAGCAAAAGCGAGATGTTTGAATATAGCGTCGTCTCTGTGCCGTGCAACGATCAAGCATTGCAGGAAGCGGTATCAAAGGGGCTGAAAGAGTTTTCATCGTCGGCACTTGAGACGCTTGGAATCAAAGTGCCTGAACTGCCAGCCAAGGAACAGCCGAAACCCATCGTGCGGCCAAAGAGAATCGACGCCGACAAACTCGCAGTCAAGATGCTGGAGCAACTACAGATTGACCCCGACAGGATTGCCAAGCAAGTGATTCAGGCTCTAAAGGATCGGGGCAAGGTGTGAATTTCATTTCTGCTGCCTAAATACGTTCACACGGTCTGAACCAATTAGACTGCCTCAAGCCCGATCAGGTGCGTTGCCAGCGATACGGATTGATACAGGCGTCAGCGATTCGGCGGACAAGCAAACACAACATCGAGGAACAATGATTTGTGCTTATGTATGCAAAGAGGATTTCGGCGCTAACAAAGAGGGCGACGTAATTCACATGGATCATGAGAAGGCCGAATCGCTCATGAAAGCTGGAATGCTTGAGGAAGCCAAGGCGGAAGACTTGGAAACCAACGATTCGGAAGAGAAGCCCGCCGAGGCTGACGCCCCCGAACAGGATGCGGCTCTGTCAAAGGCAATCAGCCGTATCAGTTCTCAGCTTGAAACCAGCATTGCTAACACGATGGCTAAGGCGATGGTCAACAGGAACGCTCGCCCTACGGTCAGCGTGCCTGCCGAGCCGAAGCAGCCTGTCTACAAGTGCCTGGGGCAAATGCTCAAGGATCAATGGCTCGTCAGCAAGGGCGACGTGCGGGCAAGGAACAGGCTTGAGGAATACGCTGTCAGGCAGAAAACGAATCCCCTTGGCGCAAATGAGACGACCAACAGCGAGGGCGGATATGCCATCGCTCAAGAGTGGGCTAACAAGATTTTCGACAAGGCTCGTCAGTATCCAAGGCTCTTGGATCGGTGCGAACGTGTCCCGATCAGCGGCGACACGCTGAACATTCCCGCCCTGTCGGAAGCCAACCTTTCGGACGGCGTGCGGCACGGCGGCGTTACGGGCTATTGGCTGGCGGAAGGAAACCCCGCAACCTCGTCTTACCCTGCCCTCGGCAACGTGCAAGCTGTCCTGCAAACGAACGTCGTTTTTGCATACAGCACGCTGCAACTGTTGCAGGATTCCAACATCGAGCCATTCGATCAGTTCATCGCTCGCTATGCTGGCCTTGAATTGGTTTGGCAAGAAAATCAAGCTATGATTAGCGGCCCTGGCACTACTGCACCTGTCGGCATTCTGAATCAGCCAGCTTTGGTGACTGTCGTCAAGTCTAGCAACGATAGCGCGGCCATGTTCGGCTTTGACGACCTCGTCAAGATGTACCGTGCGTTGTGGTCGCCATGTCGGGCTAACGCAATCTGGATTGTCACGCCAGAGGCGTATAACTCGCTGGCCCAGATGGTGTTCATCAACACGGCTGGCACAGTGACGCAGTATCCAGCGTTCGGCGGCATTTCCTACAATGCGGCTGACGAGATCCCGATGAAGGTCTTTGGCCGACCTGTCATCGAATGGGTAGGCAGCCCGCAAGTCGGCAGCGTTGGCGACATCTTGCTCGTTGATCCGACGCAATTGACGGTTGCCGAAAAGCCGACGTTGTTCGCTGACATGAGCAACGATTACGCCTTCAACACCTTGCAGGTTGCTTGGCGCTTTTACAGACGGTATGACATCCGCTCTGGCTGGCTGACTTCGCTCGGCTCGCCTGATGGACACTATACCTACAGCTTTGCTGTTGCGTTGTCGTCCCGTGGCACTTAATCGCCACGCCGTAAAACAAAAAGGCCAGCCTTGCGGCTGGCTTTTTGTTTGCTTGTTCGTGTCAGTCATTGATTCGCCGACTGAATTCCGTTTTCGCTTTGTTGAACCCCTTCCTGTAGACATCGCTCTTAGGATCAGCGTCGGCCCAGCCAGCATCCGCGCCAATGGCCTTGTAATACGCAACCAGCTTGTCCTGTTGCGACCCCCATCGCTTGCCAGCGATTTCCTTGGCGATGGCGGTTTCTTCCTGCAACCGATCCTTGCGGGTACGTTGCTTCGCCCCGACTTGCTGTTTCAGTTGAGACAGCAGCATCGCTTTCCAGTCAACGCCGTGTTCCATTCGTCCGAACGCCAGGAAGCGGAAGCCCGAAATCAGGATGCGCATGTTGAGTTTCTTTTCGACGCCTCGCCCGTCCCGCTTCAAGGCAGGATCGGATTCGATTGCGTCGAGGATGAACTCCAACACGCTGTAGCAATCGTCCCTCGTCAGCCGTGCCGAGGCAATATCCCCGTATCCCTTGTCGCACAGTTCCTTCATCTTGGCAATCAGTTCGTCGTTGCTAATGTCAAAGTTCATGCACGGGCAGCGCGTCATGACCGCTTTCATTTCCTCAAGCCTGTCATCCAAGAGGCGGTTGCCGACGATGACCAAAGCCCCGTCAAACCAGAAATCGAAGCTGCCCGTCTTGACGCTGGTTTTCCAAGTGATGCGCCGTTTCGGATGCAAGCTATGATCCTGGCTATGCAAAGACATCCGCAAGACGCCATAGACGTTCTTGTCATCGAACATCGTTTCGGCATCTTCAACGAGGTGAAGTGACGAGGGAAAGCTGTACATGGCGTCGATCAAGCCTTTCGGCGTGACACGGCCCTGATGGACGATGAACGTGTCATGGCCGAACTTGGATTTGTCGGACGGCATCTCGTCGTCATCGTCGATGGCTTGCGTGTCCTCTGGCTGGATTTCCTTGATCTTGCGTTCCTGCAACGTCTCCCTGATGCTGTAGCTCTTCCCATTGCCCCCTGCGCCAAAGAGCAAGAGGCCCGTATGCGTCCCTTTCAGGCAGGCTGCCGTGAAATCCTTCACTTCCTTGCATTTGTACTTGTAGCTCTCCAAAAGAGCCTTGTCGGTTTCAGTCAAGCGACGTTCGATCTTCATTGCGTTCCCCTTTGTGATGGTGTTGCTCGCCTCGTCCTACAGTATCGGCAACTTTCCGAGTTTGTAAAGCAGCCTTCTCCATTTTTCTCAGAACGGTCGGATACATTTCTGGCACTTGCGATGCCGACTGTATCCTACGCTCGTCGCCCATTACCCGTCAAGCTGCGCATTTGGTCAGTGGGCAGGATACAGAACGGCAGCCGTGTGCGTGAAGCGTATCCTAGTGTGACGATACAATTGCCCGTCAACGGAGAAAACGTATCCGATGAAGGGGCAATGAAGGGCGCTTTGACGGGGGCCGTCTTTTGAATGAAGGGGCGTTGAAGGGGGGCCAATGAAGGGGCTTTGACGGGGGCCGTCATTTCACAAGATCGGCGATGACGGATTCAAGCATTTCCTGATGGACTGCCTCGTAACCGCCTGCACCTGTCGGGTTGACGTTCGGGGCCACGGGCGACGTTTCAAGGCAGCGAGGCACTTTCAACCCCTCTGCCAAAGCGAAGCAAGAGGACTGATTCCCGATAAAGCATTTGCAAGCTGCAATTGCTCTAGCGGCGGCAAGGAAATCGCGCGGCAGGTATCGAGGCACGATGACGCTTGTTGAACGGCGGAACGCCAGTTCCTCGGCAGGCAACCCCATGAAAATCATGCGGCTGGCGTAAGCCTTCATGAAGCTGTAGTCGATATGCTGATTCTGGTAGCGGCTGGTGCGGTTGACGATGATCCATCCTTCGTAGTCGGGATCAGGCTCTACACGCAACCACGCATCCCAGCTATTCGGCAGGCACTTGAACCGATGGCGATACCATTTCGTTATGTCGCCTCGGCCATGATCGAACGGACAGGATCGAAACCAATTCAGGTTGTAATCGACAACGGTTTTCCCGTCCCATATCGCAACGTCGGCAAAGATCGGCTGGCATTTCAATAGGGGCATCAGCTTTTCGGCGTAGGCTCTGGACAGGTTGACATTTTTCAACGGATGCTGCCCGTGATAGATGGCGGGATGGTCGATTTCGAGATGCAGGACGGCTTTATCTGCACCTGCCCGCCTCGTCAGGTCAACGATTGACGGGATCGAATAGATAACATCGCCCACGTTGCCGTAGTGCTGGAAAGAAGCCGTTTTCATGGTGTACACCAGAAACGCTTATACAAGTCTCTGTATGCCCTGCAATCGGCTGCACCGATCCATTTCGTAAGCATGGCGAATTGCGGATCGGCTGCCCCAGGATCGGCATGACCTACGCCGATGCCTGCCAGCCCTGGCATTTGCTTCATCCCGACATGCAGGGCAAGGCCATCCGTGGCCTTGTTTGGAATCAGCGTCCAGTTGTTGTTTTCAGACGTTCCCTCGGCCCAAAGAAACATGTCGATGAAGATGGATTTGTGGAGTTTGCATCGCTCGATGAAGGGTAGCATTTCCCGCCGAAAGCCCGTGCAGGTGAGGGCGGCATGATTGGCGTTGCCTCTGGTTTGATACTGTCTGTCGCGCAGCTTGAAGTACAAATCCCCCTTGACGCCTGCCAGCCTCACTTTATCGAGGCACGGCGCTAACGTGGCAATGTATTCGGGATGAAAGAAATCGTCGTCTTCCATCGGTAGGACGACATCGCCCTTGATATGGCGGATTGCTTCGAGCCAGTTGAGTAGGAAGCCGTGCAGGGCATCGGATTTCTTGGGCTTCCGCCTGATGGCTTGCTGGCCTTGCGTGAACTTGTAGCCGTTATGATCCTCGCCGACGCATAGCCATTGATCGGGGCGGACTGTCTGCCGCGCCATCCATCTTTCGAGCAAGGCAAAGCATTCAGGTCGGCCCGTGGTTGTCGTCACAACGGAAATCATCGCCTTATAATAGTCGCCTGCCCCTCTAAATATCCCCATGCCAAGCAACCCGCTTCCATTGTCCCGCATGACCGAGCTAATCCCTGGCTACCAAAGTAGCCAAGCGACTGTTGCTACGGACATCTGGAACGCTTCCTGGGACGTGCTTGTACGCTGGCTGAACAGGGATTTGGTTGTAACGCTGTACGATGAACTGTATGACGGGATCGGGCATCGAAACCTACTCTTGAATCAATTCCCCGTGCAGTACATCAAGCGGATTAGCGCGAATCCTGTCAACTGCCTCGGCATTCACCAGAGCAACACGAATTGCAGCCGTGCAAGCTGGCGGATGGATGGCGACACTTCGCAACCGCCCAACCCAAACAACCTGTACCTTGAATCCGCCTTGAATGGCGTCATCACTGACGTAACCTTTTCGGGCATCACTACGGCATCGCCAACAGTCACGATCAACGCTGGCAGTCCCGCCAGCATCCCGCAAATGTTTCAGTTGAGTGACTTGGCGACGGCTATCAACACCTACGCTGGCTCTTACGGCTGGCAGGCGACGGCGTTGGGCAGGTTCTCGACATGGCCGATTGCCGATCTTCGCCCGCCGCAAGGTGCGTTAGAAGCGAGGTGGTCGGGCTACGCCTTCCTGCAAATGTTCGCCTTGAACTTCTTTCAATTCGACTTCAACGCCGAAATCGGCGAGGTGGTCAGTGCGCTGGGATTCGATTGCGGCTACAGGAATTATCGCGTCATCTATCAGGCAGGATTCAGCACAATTCCCTACGCCATCCAGCAATGCGTAGCGGCTCTGGCTGTCAGCGTGTTCAATTCGATGGGCGTCAACAGCAACCTACAGAGCGAAAGCCTCGGCGGGTACAGCTACACGACGATTGCCGAAAAGAACTTCCACAACCTTGACATGATTACCCGCTACGGCTTGGCGCTTTATCGCAGCCATCGCATCGGCAAGTTCAAGGTGACAGTGTGAGGCGGATTCTTGTCGCGCTACTGGTTGTCGAATGCTTTTTCGGGCTGGAGGAATTGCTTGTCTGTCTCATGCTGCCCGTAATAGTTGCCTGGATCATCCTACATACAGCATGCTTGCGAATCTCATGACAAGTACAGTGTCGGCCAATCGCCTGACGCCGACAAAGGGAAGCACGGGCGGGCAAAAGAACACTTACAGCCAAGTGTACGCCAACCTGCCTTGCTCCATTCAGCCGATTTCGTCGGCCTGGAAAATCCTCTACAGCCAGCGGAGTATCGAAACAAGCCATACTCTGTTTTTCGCGACGCCTTTGCCGAGCCTGTTGATAGGGGATCAGCTTGTAACGGGATCGGTAACGTATCTGGTGCAGGGCATCCGAGACTTAATCAGCCTTGGCAAAGTGTTGGTAGTGGACTGTGAGGTTATCACTTGAAAAACGCATGGCTGGACAGGGCCAAGAATCGCTTGGCATTCGTGAAAATAAACATCGTGCTTTGGCTGCAAGAACGAGCCACGCTGCTAGACCTACTCCATTCACTGGACATGAAAGTAGTCGATACGGTGGAGATGCGAACGGGCGAGGTGCATGTCCTGTTGCGTTCTCGTCGATTCGCTGTTGTTGAAGACGACACAATACCCGAAATCATCATCACGGTTGAGAAGAAACACAACGGGGAACTTGAAGCAGTATGGGATTATGTTTGATGTAACCAAAGACCTTGAGCGGCGTTTGGCAAAGAACCTAGAGGAAGCTGCGCAACACTTCGAGGTCGCACTGAAAGCCAAGCTGAACACCTCGCACCAGTCAGAGCCAGGGGAAGCCCCTGGCAAAGACACTGGCAGCCTACAGGACAGTATTACGCATGTTGTCGATGGCGATACAGCCTACATCGGCAGCGATGATTCCTCGGCTTTGCCTCTTGAATTCGGCACGTCCAAAATGGCCGCACGTCCTTTCATTCGCCCGACGCTACAGGAAGAGGCCGAGGCGATTGCAAAGATCATGGCTAAATAAAGCATGTCTCTGCAAACCGACGTAGTAAGCTGGTTTCAAAACAATACCGCAATCACGGCTGTCATCCCTTTCGCCTCATTTTGGCTCGGCCTTGCGCCAGAGGGCAGCGCGTTTCCCTACGCCGTGATGACGATTGTTGCCTCGACGCCGACGTATGTAACGAACGGGCCGAGGGACGGCTACATCGAAGACTTTCAATTTCAAATCTCCGTCTACAACACCGATCCTGATGCGTGCCTGTCGGCGGCATTGACGATTGCCGCGCAACTTGAGGGGCAGTCAATCTCGTCGGCGTGCATGGCTGTATGGCGTCTGACGGGGCCAGTGATGGTAGTTGACAGCGACACGCCAGAGTTAGTGTATCACGCCTACAGCACGTTCAATTATCAGGCGAGAATTTCGGGGTGATGTTGGCTAGATACCTCCAGCCTTAACGCTTTGGAGGATCATGGCAGCAAATACATTTTTGAACGGCTTTAGCGGTACGGTATTGGCCGCAAGCTATGCTTTGGACATCACCGAATGGGATTGCGACATCGAAACCGAAATACTCGACACCACAAACACCAGTGGTTATGATTCGGGTACGGCGCGGGCATGGCAAACCAACATCAACGGCGTGAGCAAGGCAACAGGCTCGGTCAAGACCTATTACGATTCGGGCAATGTGCCGACAGGGGCGACCGTCAACATTCGCAACGGCACGTCCGTTACCCTTCAACTGAACATTGGCAACACGGGCAAGTCAATCGCAATGACAGCCCGTGTTGGCAAGGTCACTATCAACAACCCCGTTAAGGCTGTAGTGCCTTTTGAATTCACCTTTGAATCGACTGGCATCGTTACCCTCCCATCCTAAGCGTGCGCCAAGACAAGGCGAAAAGCGGAACCCATTTGCATTGTGAACGGCTTCCGCCTTTTTTATTGGCGGTGGTCACTACTATACCTCATGCGACTACTTAAACTGTCAGACAAAGAATACAAGCTGTCCGAATTGGACAGCAAAGAAGCAATGGCGGATATTCTGGCATTTGCCAAAAAGCATTTGCCCGATCCTATCGACGCCATCAGCACACAGATTGCCAAACTCCCCCCTCGGCTTCAAGAGATTGCGGTCAAAGAGGCAGTCAAGGCCGCACGCAAGCCTCGGTCAATGAATGACGATGACGTGCAGGCTGTCCTCGCAACGCCAGACGGAATCGAGTTTGTCATGATGACGGCATTCAAGACCAGTGGCCTTAATGCTGAACAGGTATGGCAGGTGCATCGCCAAGCTGTCAAAGAGCTAGGCGACAACTACCTCGAACAATTGCCAGAATGCTGAGAACAGCCCCCGCAAGCGCTGAAGAATACGGCGGGCCGTGTCCAACCAAACGGAGGCAATCGGGGTTGCACTATTCCCTCGAACCATCGGCCAATCTTGCGGGGCTTTCTTGCGGCATCTCGGCGTTACCCAAACACTAAGGCACAACGGCACAACCTACCAGTTGTCCAGATTTTCCCGCCGACTGCTTAGGCTCTGGCTCGAATGGGCCAACTCTCAAATCCCATCGCCTCTGGCGCTCGCACAAACGCACGTCACTACCTTTGGCTCGCCTGATGTACTCGTAAGCGTAGCTGCCGACCTAATGCAGCATCGCTACAGCTTCAATGACGAGGCTGTATGGGAATTGTGGCATAGCGAAGAGGGGATCAGGCACGCCGTAACGCTGCTGTTTGATGCTGACGTAGACGCCAGGGCGATTGTAGACGGTCTGCCGATGGCTATTCCGCTTTAAGGTGCAAATCCGTTGTGTCCGGGGCATTTTCGTAGTCTGGCCTGTCCATACATTGAACGCAGCTGCGCGGTCGGCAAGG